CGAACTCATTTCACTAAGGCTAAGTATGACTTCTTTCAGATGAACGGCAAACTCCGTGCAAACAAGGAGTCGTATCTAAAGCGTAACGATAAGGCGTTCTTTGAAAAGTTGGCGAAACTATATAATGCCGAAGAACTAAAAAACTTCTACGTTGCAAATCTTTTAGATGATCGGCATTATATAACCGATATGTTAGAGGAGGATGCTCATGGCTCATTCTATGAACTACAGAAGCGACAACAATCTCTCTCCTACATATTCAGAAATGACATGGAGAAAGTCTTTGAGCATGGCTGTAAATCTGCTTTCGCTGTTAACGATGGTGACTACCCTGCTGTTGTCAGTATGGTTATGCGTAGAGATATTACTATTGAGTCTGCGATTATTTTGAATGACTTTGTTCCATATGCTGATAAGTTTGATAAATACTTAGGAGACGATGATATCATTTGGTCCAGAATTGCTTTGAAGCTGCGGAAGTATAAACCATTCGTTAAGTATGACTCCGACAAATTCAAAGCCATATTGAAGGAGAAGATCGATGGTACCGGTAATACAGGGTAACACTTCTGATATTATGCTCCTGATTGCAGACGGCTATTACAGTCAGATGTTTAATGAAGAAGGAAGAATAGTCCTATTGAATCAGGACTCACAATCACTATATCTACCCACACAAGAGGTAGAATACTTCCTGGAGGTATTATGGGCATATGAACTACTCGGACAAGACTAAACGACAAAAGAGATTTCAACAAAAAGAACGCCATATCGAACGCCAGTTTGATATTGCTAAATCTAACCATCACGGTTACTATAACGACAACAACAAACACAAGTTGCACAAGAAACATGCCATGAACTGTGGTGTTCCTGGTTGTCTTATGTGTGCTAATCCTCGCCGCACATGGGGTGAGAGAACACTACAAGAAGTAAAGTTTGAGTGTCAGGCTATTGAAGATGTGAGAAAGGATCCTATCTCTAGACAAGAATGGGAAGACTTGAATGATCCTGACATTGATTGGAATGGTAACTAAATAATAAAAACAGTTAAGGAGAAAGGTATATGACGAGAGAAGAACTTATTGAATCAATGGAAATCATAATCAAGAAACATACTCCTGAGGACGCTGCCGAGTATATTCATCGTCTGTGGATGAACCATAACGACTATGAAATTCACAAGGGTACTGTCCGTCATATTACTAAGGGTCTTGATATCTCTAAAAAAGTACCTAAAGATACCTAACTATATACTTGACAGGGGCTTCGGCCCCTGTTATAATACTACTATTGTTATGATGATGTGGATAATACGACTATACAACGTTATACGGAGAAAATACAATGAACTTTTCAAACCTCAAGAAACAATCCAAGGACTTTTCTACCCTACTCAAGAAGGTAGATGACCTCAACAAACCCACCTACGATAAAGACGACACTACCAATAACTACTGGAAGCCAACACAGGACAAGGCAGGTAATGCTCTTGCTGTTATTCGCTTTCTACCTGGTCCTGCCGTTGATGGTGACGATGCTCTACCATGGGCCCAGTATTGGGATCATGGCTTTCAGAACAAGATCACCGGTAAGTGGTATATTGAGAACTCTCTGACTACAATCGGTCAGAAGGATCCTGTTTCTGAATATAACTCCACCTTGTGGAATACTTCGGGTGATGACAACTCACCAGAACGCAAGCAGGCTCGTGATCAGAAGCGCCGTCTGCATTATGTTTCTAATATCTATGTTGTGAATGATCCTAAGAATCCTGAGAATGAAGGCAAGGTCTTCCTATTCAAGTATGGTAAGAAAATCTTTGATAAGATTACAAAGATGATGAACCCAGACCTTGACTCGGAAAAGAAAGTCAATCCATTTGATCTATGGGAAGGTGCTAACTTCAAGTTAAAGATGACCCGTCAGTCTGGTTTTCCAAACTACGATGAATCAACATTCTTGACACCAGGTCCATTGTCAGAGGATGACAGCGAACTAGAACAGATTTGGAAGAGTGAGTTTTCTCTTGCTGAGATTACCGATCCAAAGAACTTTAAGACATATGACCAGTTGAAGGCTCGTCTTGAGGATGTTCTCGGTCTATCTGCCGGCGCCACCTCTAGCAGAACCTCACATACTGAGGAAATGCTAGAACGCAATCTTGCTAAGGCTCGTGCTGATGAAACACCATTCACTGACTCCAAGCCAGTTGCTAAGAAGGCTGCTGCGCCTGTAGTAGAGGATGATGAAGATGAAGATTTGGCGGAGTTTCGCCGTCTGATTGCTGACTAATATGATCGGGGAGCAGAAATGCTCCCCTTTCTTTTATCTTGCGTTACCGTAACTAAAGTGATTTTGTCCTACCTCACCTGGTGTTGATTCACCATTCACATTGAACATTGCACGTTGAAACGATGGTGTATTCATTGGCTGGGCTATCTGCTTCATTGCATGATCAGGATTGAAGCCCTGTGTAGGTGGTGCCTGCATTGATGCCTGGCGTGCCATTACCGGAGTGCTTTGTTGTTGAGCAATAGCAGCCATTTCATTTCTCATAGCGCCCATTTGTGCTGCTGACATATCAGGTGCAGGTCCAGGTGCTGGCATTGCTCCTGCTGTTCCTTTAATAGGTGGTAATGTGGCCGCTTGAACACTAGAGCCTGGCATAACAGTAGCAGACATATTCTTACCTTCACCAAAAGCATTGAGCGAAGGCATAGGTGCAGTTGTTGATGCTGTTGCTGGAGTTGCTCTTACTCCAGGTGTGGTTGCTAGAGGTGATGCTGCCGCTGCTCCTTGCGAACCAATAGGTGCTAACTTAGCAAGCCTTTCACCGAGCGTAACCTCTCTAGCTGCCTGTGCTGTAGTGGCTGCTGGGCCAGTTGGAGGTGTAGGAACACCAGGACCGACTGTAGGTGTAGTTGCTTGTGCAGATGCTACTTGTGTTGTTGGGTAATCTCTATTATATCTACCAACATCCATAGCTAGAATGTCTTGCTTCTCTGCACCATATCTCTTAGAGAAGTTTTGTCTATTCTTCATTGTGTATTGATGTCTTGCATCATATAGAGCGGCGATTTGTTGCTCTGGTGTTCCGCCGGCAGCACCTTTAGCCATGGTAACAATTCTATTTGCTTTACCATGCTGCACTGACATACTGAATAGAGCCTCTTGCACACGAGGATCGTCTACATTGTATCCTAGCTTCTTTGCGTGTCTATAGACTGGCTCATAGTGTGTTCTAGTAATGAATGAGTGCTGTGACTTTGCAAAGCCTGTAGGATCATTCTGTGCTATTTGTTTATACACCTTATTGAACTGTGGTGTGCCTGGTGTCAAACCTGCAAAGTTATGAGCATATGGTTGAGCCTCTTTAGAACTGACATACTTAGCCATTGTTCCAGTCTTAGTAGCCAACTGATGTTCGCCATATGATATGCCGCCAGGATCTTTTCTACCAGTTGAAACTGTATGAACACCTCGCTTACCTGATTCATATTGGCGTGATAACTCACCTAAACTGCTACGATGCACGATAGGTGTTGTATCAACTGGTTCGGCTGGCTTACTGCTAGATGCTGTCTGTCTTGGTGTTACACCTAGATGGCGTCTCGTATGTCTGCCATGTGATCTATGTGTTCTTCTGGGTCCATCACCCATACCTTCACCAGATATTCTCTCGCCCATGAAAGAACCAATAAGTGGCATAATAAAGCCCATAGCAGTTGTGACAAGACCGAGAGGTGTTGCTGACTGCATACCGCCGATACCACCCATCATTCCCATCATCATGTTCATTGGGCTGCCCATTAGATTAGGCATCATACCATTAGGCTGCATTAGAGAGGCAGTCTGACCATCGACAGGACCACCACCATAATCACCACCCTGATAGACTTCGCCTGATACACCAGGCGCTGCTTCACCACCTGCACCAGGAGCGCCAGAGTTAGAGCCAATTGACTTCTTTTGTTCGGGTGTTGCTAGCCCGTGTCCATACTGTAGAGCCTCTTGAGATACTTCGTCATGAACTTTACCATTAGATGAAATGAGTCCCCATGATGTTGCTTGTCCTGTGTTGCCGATCGGATAGCTATTCTTATTAACCCATCTTGTCTTAGCACCACCGGAGTTATTATACTGCTCCATCAATAGGAAGTCACCCTTTTCATTAGGTGCTGTTAGTGCTACGCCTGTGTGATATCCAGCACCCGTTCTATCTGCACCACCATTGTTATACTGTTTAGTTGCTACAACCTGACCCGCTTTGATATCACCATCAACGATAGTCCATCCTGATGATCTACCGATACTAGGATTAAATGCTTTACCTAGTGTAGCACATTGCTGGGCGTTTCTTGTATCATATAGATTATTATCTTTAGGTACGACATATCCACTCTTAACATCAAACGACATGCCGCCGCCAGATTGCCCACCACTGCCTGCTAGAGGTGTAGCGCCTTGCTTTGCTCTTTCTTTATCGGTTGCTGTAGCAGTTGAATCATCGGTAATGTTTAGACCATTATAGTATTGCATACGGGCGGTTACTGCACCACCAACGTCTTGTGGTCTTTCATAATCAGATACGAGTGTATTCATACGCACAGAGGTAGGTGCATTATCGTCCGTCAATGCACTGTATGATTTACCATAATAATTTTTCATTTCCCAGATGGCTGCTTTAGTCTGTTGTGCTACAGACATGTCCTTAGGATAAGCACCAAACTGGTTTTTAATTCTCTCTGCTCTTGATGGATCCCATTGCACAATACCTTGTGACATATGCAAACGATCCCAGTGATGATCACCAGGATTCTTTAGAGACTCACCTGACATATTAGCAACAAGGATTCTAGCAGCGGAGTCTGATAGTCCTTCTGCTCTTGCTGCCTTATACGCCTCTTGCTGATTTGCTTTTAGATTGCCAGTGGCAGTTGTTGAACTATACTGCTGGCGCATATTCTCAAGCCAGCCAATCTTCTTATTCTGTTCATTTGTGGCTGCTGCCTGTCTCTCGGCAGTCTGTTTAGAGATAGCAGCACGAAAGCCGCCAATATCTGGTGTTCCTCTTTTGAAATAATCAGGGAAGAGTAATGCAATCTCGGTAGGTGTGAGTTGAGACAGTAAAGAGTTATTAACACTGACAGCTTGTCGTCTATCAGCCATACTCATTTTTCTTAGCTTGTTAAAGTTTGATTTGTTTGCCATTTACATCTTTTTTCTTAACATAGATTGGAGTTGTGCCTTCTGCTCATTCTCTAGGTCTTTCATTTTCTGCTCTTGTTCTTTTAGGAACTGTGTGAGCATTTCAATGTATATTTGTCTCTCCCACGGTATCATGCCTTCAATATCCGATAGTCCCCATTTGTGATGATGCATCAAACTAAAGTTGTTTTTAAAATGCGTCATCAAGCCTTCATAGGCCATGATTATAGAAAAAAATCAGCGAAATCTGTATACCTCACATCATGGTGAAAGCCACATTTAGGGCAGTCTGCTTCTATTCTTACAGCGAATGTTGGGAAGTTATCTACAAACTCCTCCAGCTTTCTAAAGTTTTCTTCTGTCAGTGCCTCGATGAACTCCTGCAAATCTTCTTTAGTCTGATCTCTAGCAGGATATGTTCCATCTTTATCGTAAATGAAATCGATTGACTGTATTACCATATCAATCTTTCTATCAATCTCTAAGCCACCATCTATGCGTTTCATAGCACCGTAGCCAGGGTATTTCATTCTTACACCCTTATCACCACCTAGCTTGATATCATTAGAAACATCTTCTTCTAATATCTCACAGTTATTGATATCCATTTCTGCATTGAATACCTCACCGCAAGTCTCACCATCTTCTAATACGTTATTGCATGATAGTTTAACAGCAACCTTTTCACCAATGCTCTTGGCTCTTAGTGCAATGAATAGATAATCAACATCAAAGAATGGTGCCTTATCTACGTTAAACTCACCACGCACAACACAGTTATTGACCACCTGCTTAACGGTATTAACAACTTCGTTTTGATCGTTTGACTCTAGTGCTATTAGCAGTAGCTTTTCTTCTTTAACTGAGAAAGGTCTTACTGTAATAATCTTATCACTAGAAGGAACTTTCATTTCATATGTTGGTACATCAATCTTAGGCAATGCCATAATCTAAAACTCCATATTATTGTGCTATCTTTTTAGCGATACCTTCTGAATCGCCTGGACGATCCCAATACTTATAGGCGAATGATACCTGCAATCTTAGAATGTCGGTATCTGCCCATGTTACTTGCTGAGGATTGACCATCATAGGCCATGCTTTTAATAAACGCCAGCCGTAAATGACTTCTGGTTCATATTTAATTGTTGGGTTGGCAGAAGGACTTATGCTTTGTGAGTTACGTTGTGATGCAGATGTTATACCATTACCGGGTGACCAATAGCTGCCACCTGCACTAGATACACCAGAATCTTTCTTACCAAACTCGGCATAATGAAACACCTCAATAGTTGAGTAGTAATCTTCTGGATACTTAAAGTGAAATGATGTTGGTGGGTTGATAATATCCATCCAATCGTCAAATAGCTGGCGCTCGAATGTCTTGCTTCTTACAAGAAATGATAATGTAATACCATCACCATATGTTGTGTTGCCTGGCATCATTTGCTTAGGGCCGTAGTAGCGCATTTCTGCTACCTGAAAGCCACGACCTGGAAACTCGGCAGCGTCACATGCAAAGATCATACTCTTGCTAATATCATTGAAATAGCTTAGTCGGCTCAATAGTCCCTGTGGGTTGATCCTAACGATAAAGCGACAACTTTTGGTGACTTGATCCTGCCCATTGAGAGCAGATAGCATATCATTGATTGCTATTTGTGTGGGTGGATTATTACCTTGGTATGCCATTAGTATCCCTGACTAATAAGTGTTTTATCTACAATCTGCATTTCAACAAATTCCATGGTCAATCTTGATGTGACTGCCCCACCATCTTCAAAGGTACTAAACTCTGTTTCTGGGTTATAATCAACATCGACTCTAACGAAAGCACCTTTTGTCACTTTCGGAATCTTAGTGTTTTCTGTCCATGAGCCGCCGGCAGCTTTAGTCCAGAAACTGATCTCCCATTCTGATGGGCTTTTAAACTGTAGGCTATCATAGTTGGTAATACCAGTAATCTCTGGTGCAGCATAATATCTAAAACGATTTAATATACCATCACCCGTTGATGTACCATATAACATATCAGCATCAGGTTTGCTTTGCGGAGCAAATGTAAATGAAAAGTTATATCTTCTTAGTGATGTGCCTCTATAAAGAACCTCGACGCCCGGATTGATTTGTCGTCTGAATAGACCACCAGCAAG